CATCGCCGTCAGTAATGGTCAAACGGCCAGCACCTGCGCCAACAGTTACCTGCAGCTGGCGAATACGAGCGCGACCGACGCTTACAGCGCCGGTGCCCGTCAGCCGTTTGGCCTTGATATCAGAACTGGCCATATCAGCGCTCCTTAGCTAAGTGCCGCGCCGACAGCAGTTACCCAAGCAGCTCCAGTCGAAATAACAAGGCAGTACTCGTTGTCGCCAGCACCGTTGTCGCTGATCAAGCGAACTTGCCCTGCGTTACCAGCAGCGGCAGCGGGAAGCTCTGCAGTGGTGATTGCGGTAAGTGCTACGAAATCCGACACAGTTACGCTGGTAACCGAGGTTGCTGCACCCAGGGTCGCGTTGACGGTTACGGCGCCAGTGGTCGCGTTTTTGGTAATGGATTGAAAGCCATTCTCCGAACGGACTGGCCCATTGAAAGTGGTATTAGCCATGGAGGTCTCCTGTCGTGGCTAGTGTCAGCCGCACCATGCGACTGTCAGGGATACCGAAAGCATACAGGAGGCCTGTAGAAAAAGAAAGGGGCGATCCGAAGACCGCCCCAGTCGATAAGCCACAGGGAGGAGTAGTAGGCTTATGCTGCGCCCGGCGAACCGAACACCGCGCGGGGGTCCGAAAAGCCGAAGCTGTAACGCTCACGCGCCTTGAAGCGCATGTTGCCGGTGTCAAAGTCAGCTTCCATGTTCGTCGACAGCGGAGTGCGCTCGAAGTGAACGAAGCCACGAGGCGCATCGGTTTTAACAAACCATGCGTCGGGATCGGTCAGGAAGTCGTTGACAGTGTAACCTTCAGGCAGCATGCCCATCGAACGCAGCGCGTTGATGTCGTTGTCTGCAGTGCCGACACGCAGGTTCGAAACCATCAGACGCTCAGCAACAAACTGCAGCTGGCGGGGGATGATCAGTTTCATACCACGTAGGGCAACTTTCAGACCACGCTCGTCAACGAAGCCGGCGATCGAGATCAGGGCGTCTTCCAGCGAGGTTTCGTTCAGGTCAGCGGCAACGCTGGGCTCGTTGGCAAAAGTGCCACCGCTGGTCAGCGGGTGGTCAGTTGCACACAGAGCTTTGCCGTCACCACCTGCCGAAGCACCGCCGGTGAAGGCGTTGTTCAGCACAGCAGCAGCTTTAACCTGCTTGGTGTGAGCCATCGAGCGGGCGAGGGCACGGGTGTAGCGGCTGCCTAGGCGGTCGTACAGGTTGTCCTCGATTGCTTCCTCGGTGATCGAGAAGGCAAGCGCGATGGTTTCGTGGTTGTACCGAGCAGTGTATGCTTCGTTCGCGTCATCGTAGTTGATGCTCGAACCTTCCGACTTGGTCGGCGCTGCGCCGAAGCCGGATAGCATAACCTCCTCCTCAAATGCACGATCTGAGGACTCGGTGGTGTAGATTTCGGAGTGCTGGTTTTCGTACCGAGCATACTCCATGCCGAAGAGGGCGTTAAGACCCGGCTCCAGCTCTTTCGCGAGTTGTGCGCGCGAGATAGCCATGTGTTAGCCCTCCTTAGACGCCGGTCGTCGAAACAGTGCCACCAGCAATCGCGCCGTTTGGCGAGTTGAAGTGGTTGTTCAAACGAACGATTACAGGAATACCAGCAACGGTGAAATCCGAGTTCTCCGGATCTTCCTGAATGCCCATAATGCGCAGGTTCAGGGTGTTGGTGGTGGCGATGGTATTGGTGTCCAGGTAACCGGACGAAATACCAGTGGTGGTCGAACCCGAAGTGGCAGTGCCGAAGTTTGCGTTCGAGAAGATCGCAGCACGCAGCTCAGCTTCAGTATCCCACGAAGCGGTCACGTTGCCGGTGGCGATCACGAACAGTTGTGCGGGATCGTCATAGACATATGCCTTAACGGGGAAGTTCGTATCAGCACCCGAACCGGGCCAGTAGTTGGACCAGACGGTTTTACCAGTGGTCGAGGAAACGTATTCGCAGCCCCAGAACACACCTAGCAGACCTACAGTGCCGCCCGCAGCTGCGCCTACGATGTCAATGACACCGGCAGCCAGAGGGATGACAGGAGAGCCCTGATAGATCGCGTTCGTGTTGCCTGCTGCAATACGATACTCGGTAGCACCGGTGCTGTTGGTGTTCTGACCCATCTTGCCGATGGGACGAAGACCGAATGCGCCATTTACGTTGGCCATTTTTCAGCTCCTTTAGCTTTCAGTTTATTCGGAGGAACCACGTCCACCGAACGAGACACGACTTTGCCGACTATTAGAGATCGGCATTGAAGGATGTTGCTCCTTCATCAGGTCCTGGTCGACAGCCTGCATTTGTTCGCGGGTCCGGGTCCCGTAATACGCGGATCTTTCGTTAGCAGTTTCGACAGGTATACGGCACAGCATCAAGCCACCGTTGCCGATTACGCCAGCATACTTCCCGTCATCGATGACGGGGGCTTCGTAATCAGGATACTCGTCAGCGCGGACAGGTTCCCATCCTTCACGCAGCTTGGTAAAGACGTTCGTCTTATCATCCTCGCCACGCATTGCGACTCGAATCCAACGATGCACGTACCCGTCAGGCGGGGGCGGAGCATCTAGGCGGCTGGGCGGTGCCCAAGGTTTACGGCGCGTTTCTTTTTCGCGTGTTGCGCTTGCGCGCGGGGTACGGTTGTCGGCCATGTGATCACTCCTTCACATACTTGGCATATTCTTCAAGCGGCACATTTAGCCGCTTTGCCATAGCGATCTGCGAAGGTGTCAGCTTCACCGACCTGCGCCCCTGTTTTGCTGTACTGCGGGATGCTGAAGCGCCAGCAGAGGCGACCTGTGCTCCACCCGATTTCTTGGCAGCGAACTTGTTCGGGAACTCCGAACGCATCCGCCGATCGACCTCAGTATAGTACTCATCGCTCGTCGGGTCAAAGCCCTCTTCTTCGACAAGTTTGCGGTGAATCCCAAACGCCGCATAGGTCATTACTTCGTCAGTCCCAAACCACTCGTTCTTTTCCGCCCAGGACTGGGCTTTGGGATCAGGCTTGGCTTGGGGTGCAGGCTGTTGTTGTACCGGCTGCTGTGGCTGCTGGGCATACTGAGCTGTCTGACGCTGAGCTATCTCCTGCCGCTGTTTAGCCACCCGAAGGCGCTCCTGCTCAACAGTAAGCCGGGCCATGCCCTCTTGGGCTTCTAGCATCTTGTCTGCATCGCCTGCGTCATACGCTTCGCGGTATGTTTTTTTCAGCTGCGCCGCTTGCGCTTCCAAGCGCGACCCATACTCCGTCAGATACCCACGGTCCAAGGACTGCATGCGAGTCTTCAGCTGCTGATTTTCGTTCAAGAGCTGCTGCGCTATGCGGGTTGCTTCCTCGCGGTCACGCTCCTCTTTACGGTATTTTTCCGTCAGCTTCTTGATGCGGTTCTGGACGTTCTTGCTGTAGCTTTCCAGCTCTTCGTCGCCACCCGCTTCTTGGCGGCCTTGACGCGGTTCATCAGAACCGCCGTCGTCGCCATCAATCTCTACCTCAACGCCGGTGTCTTCGTCGTCCAGGGCTTCTTGTACTTCATCTGACATGTTCTGCCTCCTAGACCTGACGGATGTCCGTGGGTTCCAAGAGCGTGGCGATTACTTCGTCATCGTTAATGATGCGAACTTCGCCGCCGTCGATCTTGAAACGGGAACCCGAGTAACGGCCAATGGCTACCCACTGACCTTCCTTGCACCACGGATCAGAGTCCGGGCCAAATTTGTTTGGATCTTTGTAGGCCAGCGGGCCCACCTTGAGAACGTAAGCCACAACCGTGGCCACCGCTTCTCGTTCCCGAACTTCATCGGGGATGTACAACCCACCAGTGGTCTTTGCAGTTCCCTGGTAGGGCATAACTAAAATCCGCCACCCTGTGGGTTGCGGAAGGCGTTCAAGCAAGGGTTTCTCAAGGAGGCTGGGGTCCAGCACGCGTTCCTTGGAATCCACATACGCGCTTTCTACCGAAGGTCCGTCTTCCGCTTTTGCAGCGGCATCCCGGTCCTTCTGAATTTTCTGCGCGACATGATCAGGAAGATATAAGGTCTTCGACATCGTCTGCGGTTTTCTCCAGCAGGGCTTTGAACTCTTCTCTGGCGTAGACGATGCCCCGTATCTCGCCCACCATCATTTTGTACTGCTCCCAGTCTTTAGCAGCACCATTTGCAAGAGCGTTGGCAATATCTTGTTCGCGCTCTCGTAGTACCTTATACATATACCTCGCGAAATCAACAACATCCATTACAGGATATCTCCGCGGTATTCGTTCTGTAGATCGGTTTTGATCGGTCCGCCGCTTACCCACTTGTCGCAGGTGTACATGCTTTCGCAGACAAACTTGAAGATCTGGCAATAACCCAGCGAATCTTCGTCGTCATCAACGCCGATGCAGTCCAGCATGTCTTCTGTCTGGTTGTAGGCGCCGCAGTTGCCGCACACCTCGTCATTACGAAAACCGCCATCGTTCGCGGGGTCACGATATGCGGCCTTTTCCTCCGCGATCATCTTGTTCTCGTCGTTTAGATCAGGGTCTTGAGTAGCCAACGGGCAGCTGTCGCCGTTGTCATTCTCTTCCATCTTATCGACAGGGATGCCTTCATCACTGAGCAGGCTAATTACAATCGTTGGCATTTAACTGTCTCCTGTGCGCGCTGGGCAGCGCCGGGCGTAGGTTTCGTTGTGGACAAGCGTGTCCGTTAAAAGCAGTCTGTCGTTCTTCAACAACCAGTCTACAACATGTTGGTCCGCAAATAAATGCGGTTTGGCGATGTCGCAGTAAGTGTCAGTCACCATCCACTTTGCGCAGCCACTTAGAAGCGCGGTCGCTGAGACCAGTATCATCCAAGGTTTCAATCTCATTTTCCACATCACGACGCACTCTCATGCTTTCAATCAAGTGCTTGTCGGCCTCTCTTTCAAACTCATGCTCCGCGGTTTTCTTACCGCGAAGATATGCTGCAGCAATGGCAACCAAAACAGCCCCCGCAACAGCCAGATATGTCTTCAAGCGGCCAAGCAGAAACACTAGCGATCTCCTGCTTTCCACTTCTTGATACGCTCAAGATCAATGATCCCGGTTGCCACCAGGACCACCACCGATAGGATCGACAGGATCAACAGCTGCGGCCACTCCAGCCCACCGAAAACGCCAACCAACGGGGTAACAGCGCTCGCAATCTTGGTGACCTGCGAAGCTTGGATCGTCTTCGACTGCGTCAGTGACGTGCGCGGTTTGGGCGCTGGTTTGTTTCTCAGCCATGGTTCTACTTTAAACCCAGGGCAGGATTTTGCGTTGGTGTAATCGTTGTGGCCGCTGATCTTGTTGATCGACGGGAATTTCTGTTGCAGTTCTGCCAACAGATAGGTCAGTGCATCGGCCTGCTCTTGGGTAAAGTTGTCCGAGAACTGGTCCGTGGCCGCCGAACCGTGGCCGCCAAACAGCGCAACCCCAATGGTCCCGCTATTGTGTCCCTTGACATGAGCCCCGGTCTTTTCCACCGGGCGACCAGGAACCACCGTTCCATCTCTGTCGATCAGATAATGATACCCCACATCCGACCATCCCCGGTCCAAATGCCACTGCCGAACCTCCCGGACCTTTTCCTCGGCCGATCGGTCTGCCCACCACTCCGGGCGAGTAGCCGTGCAGTGGATGATGATTTCATTTATATCGCGCATCAGAATACTCCCGAAAAGCGTTGCGGACGGGCAGCTTTGCTGAAAGCGCTGATCATACCGCCATCTCGTTTCTTCTGGGTTTTCTTGCTTTTCCCAGCGTTGGACAAGGCAATGGCCACAGCCTGCTTCTGATCGTAGCCTTCGTCTCGCAGCTTGCCGATGTTAGAGCTGATGGTGGCCTGTGATGATCCCTTTTTAAGAGGCATTTTGGTTTCTCCCCATCATACCTGCCGCCTGTACGGCAATGCGTTCCCGGTTCACCTCGTTGCGGTCGTCCGCAATCTGCTCTTGCAGCTCGAGACGGGCAGCGTCGGTAACAGCGCGCTGCTCGACCTTCAGGCCTTCCAGTTCTAGCTTGGCCTGATCGATGGCCAGCTTGTGGTTGGCCTCCATCTGTTTGATATCCAGCTCTTTCATGCGGATCTGCACCAGAGGATCGTCGCTGCCGTCTTCTTTGCCTTTGTAGGCTAGACGCGGTGCCAGTTCTGCCATCAGCTCCTCGGTGACCTGTGCCACGCGGGCCTCGATCTGCTCCGGAGTAAACTGCGGCGTTTGTTGGTTTTGAGCGTCCATCATCATTATCTGCGCCGTTTGCATGTCAATCGCCCCAGCCTGAACCATAAGCTGGATTTGCTGCATCTGATCCTGCGGACGCTGGCCAATCTGCTGCAGTTCTTGATCCACCTGCTCACGGGCTTTCAAGCTGACATGCTGCAGTACGTGGCTGAACAAGGCCGCCAACACCGGCGGAGCCGACTGCAACACGGCCAGCTCGAGCAACACCAAGTGCGTCTTGATGTGGGCGTCATGGTCCTGCTGTGGGAAGGCCTGCGGTGTCATGCCGTTGATGATAGCGGCGTTCTCCACTGCGGGGTCTTGCGGCTGTGGTTGCGGTGGCGGAGGCAGGATGGCGTCGATGTTCTGCACCTCGAGCGCCTGATACATCCGGCGATACGCCTCATGCAGATTGTGCATCTGCGGGTTGGACTGGGCCAGCTGCAGCTGCGTCTGAGCCAGCGTCACGCGCTGGGCCATCGAGAAGATGTTCGGGTCGCTGACAGGAAGCACGTCGATCCGCGCATCAAAGTCCTGCTGCTTGATCTGCGACGGGGCGCCGGCCACCTCATACGGATATTCCGGCGGTAGGTTCTCCGCAAAGATGCGGGCCAGCAGACGGAACTCGGTCTTCTGTGCGTAATGCAGGCGCTTGTGGATAGCCGACATCACCTTCATGCCGCGCTCGATCAACGCGACAGTGGTGCCTACCGGCATCTCTTGGTTCATGTCGCCAAGCTGCTGGTCAGCCAGTGCTACGAAACGACGGCC